ATCTAAACATACTTTGATCGTATATTTCACCACTAGAGGTAGAATTATCTGCACTTAGGTTAGTGAAAGAATTAGTATCAGAAACAGTAGCTTTCCTTGTATAATTATTATACCGTTTAGAAGTATTTTCACTTGTTAGCGGGCAACTAACCTCAGCCCATGGTAATACTACTTTTAGTTTAGACATTATAGGTTCTAATTGACCGTCAATAGATTTAAAAAATTTATCTTTATTACTGCTTACCCAATTTTCATATATAGTTGGTGATAAGTGGGGTACAAATACCTTGACCCTACCTCTTTTTTGAGGGTCATTATTTTGGACTACTATACCCAAATACATACTATTAAATTCTTTTTCCATATTATTATTATATTTAAATTAATTATTGCATATTACAATGTTATACTTAATTACACTGGTCGTATTACCCCGTCTACAGTATCTTGAATACCAATTACTTGACCAGTAGATGGGTCTATAAAATCTATATATCTTTGCGATGGTATTGTTGGTATCGGGTCAGTATTTTCAGGAGCTCGAAATTCGGTTTGATCTAGGCTTTTTAAATATGCAAGTGTTTCATTTTCTTTACCATATCTATCTAAATTAACTTTCCTTGCTATAGGAGGTTTTTCTTGCTCTATAGTTTTAAGTTGAGATTGTTGTTGTGATATCGCAGCGGTATTCAATTTGACCTCCTCAATAGTTGTATTACTAATAAACGCAAAATCTATGTTATCATCACCAGTATTCGCAAAACTCTCGACCGCGGTTTCTGATAAACCAGCTACTTGTTCATCGAAAACTGAAGATTCTGGTACACTATTAAATGCTAAATCAAAAATTTTATCTTTTTGTTTTTGTACCAGACCAGTAACATAATCTAATTGAGCTTGAGGGTCAAAAGTAAAATTTCTAATTTGAGTATTAGATAAATTATTTAAGTTAGCTAAAGAACTTAATGAACTTTTACCAGCTACTATACCCGCTTCAATTTCACTACTAATATTTTCTATTTGACCATTAACTGCTCCTGTTAATTTTTCTCCTAAATTTAAATCATCAAAATTTATATTTTGATATGCACTAGATATATTTTTTGCAAAAGCATTTAAATTTTGGCCAATATTATCCGTAATATTTCCCCAAAGCGCGTTTAAATCCATACTACTTAATTTTGCAAAAGGGGTTTGTGCAAGTAGATTAGAAAAACTCATAGAACCAGAAATATTGGACATAGTTAAATTTAAACTTGTACCAATCATCCCAGTTAAATTAAAACCAACTGCACCATTAATAGCTGCAATTGCTTTAGATTTAACCATATTACTAAAGCTCTTAATCTGCGAAGCAGCCAGAGATCTAAGTTGTTTAGTAAGGTTACCAATTATTCCGCTGAAATCTACATTTAGTCCGAAGGCCATATAATTATTTACTTGATATACCTATTTCTGTCTATATAATTGATATATGTTAGTATCACATGAAAGTCCGATTAGTATATTAGATAAATCAAAAGAGTATAACGACTACGATTACGCGTTGGTTCATCTATTTGAAACACATCCAAAGTATTATTCATACTTTAAAAATAGTGTAAAACAGGGTAGAGAAGTCCTTTTAGATAATAGTATTTTTGAACTTGGTGAATCATTTGAACCGGGTAAGTTTGCAAAATACGTAAAAGAATTAAAACCTTCTTATTATATCGTACCCGATGTTTTAGAAGATGGTTATGCAACAATTAAAGGTTTCCATGATTTTACTACTAAGTATACAAAGTTACCTGGTTTAAAGATAGGAGCTGTTCAAGGTAAGACGTATGATGAAATAGTAGATTGTTATAATTATATGTCAGAAAATGCTGATTACATTGCAATCAGTTTCGATTTTAGTTATTATATTGTAACTGGTAAGGGTAAAACTAAATTAGAAAGATGGTGTGATGGTCGTCGTAGATTGATAGAGCAGTTAAAGAAAGATGGTATTTGGAATAATCAAAAACCGCATCATCTATTAGGTTGTTCATTTGCTAAAGAGTTTAAAAACTACGTAGGCGATAAAACTATTAGATCGGTAGATACTTCTAATCCAGTAGTAGCTGGTATTAAGGAACTTAGATATACTGGTAATCTAGGATTAAATGAGAAGCCTTCAATTATGTTAGCTGATTTAATTGATCATGAAGTTACAGATACACAAATGGAAGATATAGAATATAACGTTAATTGCTTTAAAGATATAATTGGTCATGGTTATTAGTTTTACAGGGGCTCAAAGTACTGGTAAATCTACTTTGCTTACTAAAATGCAAACTGATGAGAGGTTTCGTAAGTTTAACTTCGTACCGGAAATAACTAGAGGCTTAAAAAAGAAATATAAACTAGATATTAATGAAGATGGTGATGAATTTACTCAATTAGTAACTGTTAATAGTCATTTATATAACTATTTAGATTTTAAAGATAAAGATGTTGTATTGGATAGATGTATTTTAGATGGTTTAATATATACAATGTATCAATATCAAAAGAAAAAAATACCTATTGAGATGTATCATTATACTGAATATCTCTTTAAGAAACTCATTGGTAATATCGATATTATACTTTATACAGAACCTGATATACCCTTAGTAGATGATGGGGAGAGAAGTGCGAATAAAGAGTTTCGTGATATTATCATTAGTCTATTTGAAGAGGCAATTAATCATTTTGATATTAAAGTAATAAGGTTGAATGGATCAGTTGATAATCGTATGAAAACAATTTATAATATAGTAGATAATTATGGCAAATAAAGAATTAGATAATAGTAGAATTAGTAAGCATTTAGGGCAGACGTCTCAATATAAGAGTACGTATGATCCCGATTTGCTTGTAAGAGAACCTCGGAGTAATAATCGAGAATATTTAAATATATTCGATGATGACTTACCTTTTGTAGGTTCTGATACATGGAATGCATATGAATGTTCATTCCTTCTAGATAATGGACGTCCTGTAACTGGTGTTGTGAAGTGTGTATACCCCTGTAGTAGTAAGTATATTGTTGAAAGTAAGAGTATAAAGCTATACTTTAACTCCTTTAATATGACTAAAATGGGTGCAAGTAAAGAGGATGCTATTTTGAGTTTTGAAGAGGGCGCTAGTATAGATTTAAGTGAATTATTAGAGACTAAAGTTGAAGTTAAATTCCAAGCCGGGGATATGGTAAATAATAAAGTTGATAGTCCTAATAATGCGTGGGATATTGAAGGTTATCAAAATGTCGACCTATTAGAAGATCATAAAGATTATGTATATACTCAATATACAGAAGACCCTGGGTTATTACAAGGTATTATTCGTAAAAGAGATTTAGAGCAAAAGTTTTATTCAGGTCTATTAAAGAGTAATTGCCGAGTAACTTCACAACCTGACTGGGGTGATGTATTCATTCATATTAAATCAAAGCATGCTATCGATGCTCATAGTATTAAGAATTATGTAGTTTCATATAGAGATGAATGTCATTTTCATGAAGAGATTTGTGAATGTTTCTATAAGAGATTGAAAGATGCTTTTGACCCTTCTGAGCTATTAGTAATGTGTTTATATGCTCGTAGAGGTGGTATTGATATTAACCCAGTAAGAGCTTCGAGTAAAGATCTTATTGAGAAGTATGCTGCTAATCTAATTGACCCAGAAGCAGTTCATATTAAAACCTCAAAGCAATGATAAATGAATATATAATGTGGGCAATAGTAGGTTGTGTTGTATGCTACACCACTTATATAGCTTTTTTCGATTAGACAAAAAAAGACCTGGCTCAGAAATGAACCAGGTCTTGAAGTGTTTATCTTATAACATCAAGATTAGCCGAAGTACACCGAGTTAGTACCAGGTGTGAATGCTGTCCCGAGATCTGTTACAATGATAACGTGGTAGTAGAGATTTGCTCCGAAGATATTGTCTACGACACCATAACGTGTAAGCAAGCCTACACGTGGCGCGAAGTCATTAGGACCAATTGTTCTCTGAACCATAACTGGAATGTATGGGCAGTAGATGATACCAGTGTCATAAAACTCTGGACCCTTATAACCAAGCAATGCATACTCAGGCGCAGTATTGATAGCACCGGATAAATCATTACCCAGATGTTGACCTTCAGTACGTGTGTCTCTGTATACATTGAAACGACCACCAAGATTACCGACCTTGCCGACACCTACAGGTTGTGTATTAACATTACCTTGGACTGGTACCCACTGGAATTCAGGGAGCATTTCCAAGATAGCGCAAACACGAGGTGTTGCAACGATGAAGTTAGCTGCACCACGGCGATTTCTCACTGCGATACGATTAGCTTCTACGATTAATCTTTGATAGAAGTCGCGGTTACGTTCTACTATCCAACGGCCGTCTGCAGAAGCAGGGCTCCATGTGGAGAATCCTGTTCCTGGACCAGCGTTAAGAGAAACTTGAATCATTCTCATAAGCATTTCACGGTCGATTTCAGCCTGAATTTCATACGACATAGCGTTTGTTAATTCAGTATCGATATCGATACCATTCATGTTCTTGAGATCTTGTTCAAGCTC